CATGACGGTAGCACTCTCCTCGCCCGTAACGGGCTCGGCGCAAAGCGGTCTCACCACGCCAACTTACACCTTGACCAGCATGTCCGGTCCCGAGGTGAACGTGAAGCAATGGGCAGTGACCGCGCTCGGTGGCACGCAGACGGGTGCCCGGACTCACTCGAGCCCGGATCCGTTCACGCTGGGGTATTGGGTTGCCAAGGTCTATCGAGCCCTTGGTCGTCCGAACCCGGCGACTGGCATCATTTCCAGTGTGCCTTACAACGTTCAACGGTTTCAACTCCGTAAAGGAGTTCTGCCGGCTGCGAATCAGCCTGCCGCGCCTTTCGACGCGACGCTGACTCTCAAAATTCCGGCTGGATCGGAGACGTACGACGCTGTGAACATTCGTGCCGGTCTGTCGGCGCTCTTCGGGGCTGTTGCACAACAGTCCCAGGGCATCGGCGACACGGCATGTACCGGTATCAGCTGATATCGGGTTCACACGGCACTTCTTCTTTAACTCACATGAGGTAAGTTATGCAATCTCGTAAGTTCGAGCTGTGCTTTGTTCAACCTACACAGGAGCTGGCGAATGCCGGCGCTGTGGTGGTTGCCTCGGGTGCTGGACTGTTGGAGGCTATGCCTCCGGTTGTCTGCGTGCGCATGCGCGCATACGATGCGAAATCGTACCAGTACTGCCTTTTGGCAGTTAAGAGGAACTTCTTCGGTCTTATCAACCGTAAGTGGTTTTTGTTCGTTGACATTCAGACAGGTGTCTATTATGCCTTCGACAGTACAGAAGTTTCCCAATGTTTCGGATACGACGAGTCCAGGCTCGAGGTTGGGATCCACAAGGTCCGAGCCCCAGAAGTCAAGGGCATCAAAGTATCCGACATCTCGCAAAGCTGGGAAAGCCTTCGCACCCTCTTCGGGGTGGCGGAACCAGCAGAACGGGAAGGGACGCAAGCCGACATCAGCAAGCGGCAGGAAGAAGAGCGCGCGTCGAGAGGTCAGGGTTGACCTGAAATTACTCGAGCGCCTGCTCCAGGATGACCTAGGTGTTTCCAAGGACATGCCCTTAACTTCGGACATGGACTTGGGGACGGTTGAGCGGATCATGCTTCAGCGCAGCTTCCTCAAGAAATATGAGGGAGCTGTGTCACCTGCGGCCGACGCCAAATCCATCGCTGATTTCTTAGCGAGGAATGAGGCCTGTCGGCTCTGGAAATTTGAAGCCACTGATACTTTTTCCGCTCTTGTCGACGAGGAGCTCAGAAATGAGTTTTACTACCTCGTTTACCCGTCTTTCGACTCGTCGTTTGGCCTGGCAGATATTTCAGCCGGGTTTAGCGTCGGGCCGGGTGCCAACATTGGCTGTGAAGAAGACGACTTTCTAACGAAAGTTTTCCATTCCCAGTTGACTGGCACGCATCCAGCGTTATTCACGCTTTACGCGTACGCAATTCGTGGATCCACGTGGGCCGCCGCAGAGAAACAGCGTGCGGCCGACTATGGTCAACGGTTGGTCAGTGGGAGTCGCCTAACAACAGTCCCAAAGACTGTCGAAGAGACGAGGGTTATCGCTGTGGAACCTACCCTTAACATGGTTTTCCAGAAGGGTATTGGTGCTTGGCTTGAGGACCGACTTCGGTCGTCCTTCGGCATTGATATCAGGCGTAACGTCTCTCACAAAGAGACGCAGCCAGAAATCAACCGCCGGCTAGCCCAACTAGGGTCGATGCCGAACTCGGGAGAGTTCTGTACAATTGACCTGAAGGGTGCTTCAGATAGCCTTGCCCTTAAATTGTGTGAGCAATACATGCCAGACGTACTTACGTATTGGCTAAAACTCGCACGGTCACCCAATATCCGGTTACCTAACGGAGACGAGGTGGGGCTTCACATGGTTGGATCTATGGGAAACGCTTTTACATTCCCGCTACAGACCGCCGTGTTTGCGTCTATCGTGAAAGCCTGTTACCGCACTTTGGGGATACCTACCCCCCGGTGCGACGGAAAGAACCCGACGTTCGGGGTATTTGGCGACGACATCATCGTGCTGAAAAGTGCGTATGAGTCTGTTGTTAAAGCTCTGAACAGGTACGGTTTCACCGTTAACGACAACAAGTCGTTTAGTAGTGGCTACTTTCGCGAGTCCTGTGGTGGAGACTTCTGGCAAGGGCACCTCGTAAGAGGTGTCTACGTCAAGAGACTTGACACGCAGGCCGACGTCTACTCCGTAGTAAATCGTCTCGTGCGCTGGTGCGTCCGAAGCGGACAAAGGCTCGAGCTCACCCTGATGTACCTCCTTGGAAGGGTCGGGTTACCATTAACCGTTCCTTTCGTGGAGGGAGATACAGGTGGACTCAAAGTCCCTAAGACGTTTTGGAAAAACGAGTGCTATGCTCTCAGTACGCGGAGCCCGTATTACCGGGCGCTTGCTGAAAAGACGCGTAGTTACTCGGTGCCGGCAGATGCACGGTCGTGGAGTGTCGAGGAAGGTCACCTACGTAATTACAATGGTGACGCTATTCTCGTTGCTCTCGTCGGAGGCTACCTTCGCACTGAAAAGTGCAAAGGCGGCATGGATGGCCGCATTGGACTTCGTACTAACGGTCCGCCGCGGTTTATAGTCCGGTGGCGTTCGGTCCCCTGTTGGGACTACGTGCCATCGGCCGAAGCGTTGCTGC